ACACAAGGTCCTGCTGCATTCAACGATCCTGTTTCTCCTCTTGGAGACGGTGGTGCAACTGATGCTAACCCAGGTCTACTTAACGACGCTACTGGTGGCGGTACAACTGCTGGTAACTACGAGCGTGCTGCTGGTAACATTGCAAGAGAAGACGCAGAAACACTTGGTTCTGGATCTACTCTCTTCAACGAGATGAGCTTCAGCATTGAGAAGACTTCTGTTACTGCAAAGACAAGAGCTCTCAAAGCAGAATACACCTTAGAACTTGCACAAGACTTGAAGGCAATTCACGGTCTTGATGCAGAGCAGGAACTTGCTAACCTTCTTTCTAGCGAGATCCTTGCAGAAATCAACCGTGAGGTTGTCAGAACTGTTTACACTGTTGCAAAACAAGGTGCTCAAAACAACGTGGCTAACGCTGGTGTGTTTGACCTTGACGTTGACAGTAACGGTAGATGGTCTGTTGAGAAATTCAAGGGACTTATGTTCCAGATTGAAAGAGATGCTAACGCTATCGCACAGCAAACTCGTAGAGGAAAGGGTAACTTCATCATCACTTCTGCTGATGTTGCTAGTGCTCTTGCTATGTCTGGTACTCTAGACTACTCTTCTGGTTTAACAGGCGCTGGTGGTCCTTCCATCGGTGAAGTTGATGACACAGGTAACCTACTTGTGGGTACAATGAACGGTAGAATCAAGGTCTTCGTTGATCCTTACTCTGCAAACGTTTCTAACACTCACTACTACGTTGTTGGTTACAAAGGTACATCTCCTTATGACAGTGGACTGTTCTACTGCCCATACGTTCCGCTACAAATGCTCAGAAGCATTGACCCATCTACCTTCCAGCCCAAGATTGGCTTCAAGACTAGATACGGTATGGTTGCTAACCCATTTGTTGTTCAGTCTAACGGCACACCTGATGCTGAGGCTCTTACACACAACCGCAACCAGTACTATAGAAGAGTTAGAGTTGCTAACCTAACCTAATTTTATTAGGATATCCTCACAGAGACCCTACGGGGTCTCTTTTTTTATGCTTAAATAGTACCTATAGTATGCAAATTATCCAATGAACGGCAGGCTAGACAAAGTTGCAATGACAAACAGACTGATGCAACTCAAAAGAGAACTACATTACAAATGTGAAATCAACGAAATGGGTAAGTGGGAATGTATCGGTGCTAACAAATATCTGAATAGGGTGTTTGATGTTCTTGACGAATACTGGCAATGAGTCAACCTTCTGTTATACTGTTGTTATGCTTATCACCCATGGCGGTGATGTTCGTGGTGATTAAACTTGCCATCTGGTTGTCTGAGACAGCAAAATTCAGATCTGAAACAGACAAACTAAAACGAATGCAGCATGGTCCTTACATCGTCTGGGATGATGAAGAGGACGAAGATGACAACTATTAAACCACTATCAATACGATCATGGTATTATCCAACTATGGTAGAGAATTATTCTCTCAAAATAAAGAACAAGTAGTAATTGAAACTACTAAACCTCAAACTTTTACAAGAGAGGAGTGTCAAGAGATGATTGATTTTGCCATCAATCAGCATAATAGAAATGCTGGTATGATTAGTATGGCACTTGGGTTTGCATTTATTGCTCTATTCGCTGATGGTCTTTTTAGAGTTCTAGGTTTGATACCACCATTCCTAGGTATTGATGTAAGTGTTATACAGGATGTGGTAGATAAATTAAAAGAAGAGTTACTGAGACAGATGTGACTTCTGATCATGCATTACTATTGGTAGTATTGATCTCATCAATATCATTGATGTTTCAAGGCTATGCAATACTAACAGGAAAATATGGTTATAAGAATGAAGTACGTGAAAAGAAACGTGCTGCACTTGTTCGTAAGCAAATGGAAGAAATTATTCATGCGAATGGACGTACTACAGAAGAGGATTAGAAAGTTGGAGATAGCAGAAAAGATTGATGCTGCTTTAGAGAAATACTATGGAGAGAAAGGATTGCCTGTACCTCTATGGAAGAGGCAAAAAGTTTCATGGTGGGAAGAGTATCTTATTAGTCTAGGACTAGATCCCAACAACCCATAAATACTAAGTAGCTTAAGATGTTGAAATGTCTGCTGAGTGGTATAAAGAACAACCATCAAATAGGAACTTCCTAAACCCTATTGGTTATATCCTGAAACTAGAAAAGTTTGCAGGAGTAGATTTCTTTTGTCAATCAGCAAATGTCCCTGATGTTAACATGCCCAGTATTGATGTAGCAAGTCAATTTAGAAACTTGCCTATCATACCTGGCGGTGGTGTTACCTTCGGGGATTTTTCTGTGCGTTTTATTGTAGATGAAGATCTAGTAAATTATAACTCTATTCATAAGTGGATGAGAGATAATGGTAACGCAGATCAGATGGCTAGAACCACACCTGAGGAAGACATCTATACTGGTGGACAATTACACATCGTTACATCTCAATACAATCCAGCTTTCGTTGTAGAGTTTAGGGATCTATTTCCTGTGTCGTTGAGTAATCTACAATTTGATGCTACAATAAGTGATGTGGAGTACATAACTGCAGAGGTAACATTTAAACACCAGCGGTTCTTCATTCGTGATAAAAATATGAACGCCTTATGAATTTTGATTCACTTCGTAATAAATTTGAAAAACTGAGAGAAGATTGGGCAGAAGATAGCGCAGTTGATTTTCAATTCAAGAATAAACAGTATAGCACAGATTTGGGACAACTCGCATTAGACATCCCTTTTCAACACAATAAATACTTAAACCATTACACTGACATTCAACAGATCAAAGCTTCATTGGAATTTGAGATCCGTAAGATGGTTAAAGATAAGCGTGAGTATTACTCAGGCGAAGCAGATGCCAAAACATACGCTGCTAAACCATTTGGATCAAGTATAAAAACTTCTGAAAAAATGAGAACCTACCTAGAGGCTGATGTTGATATCATCAACCTAGAGGCGAAGATAAAGTATCTAGATCAGATGCTGTATTGGTTAGATCAAGTCATGAAGCAAATTTCTAATAGAGGTTTCCAGATCAAGAGTGCCATTGAGTGGGAGAAATTTGTAAATGGACAATGATGACAACTCTAAGTATTAAGAAGAAGAACGAAGTCTATATTACTATTCAATCTCCAGAAGAACATGTTCATCGTGAGTTGTCTGATTACTTTACGTTTGAAGTTCCTGAGGCTAAGTTCTTAAAGAAGAATCCCAGATACAAATATTGGGATGGAACTATTCGTCTCTATTCGCCTGGCACAGGAGAATTGTATCATGGTCTAATGAAACATGTACAACTATGGGCGGATGAGAAACAATACAATGTAGAGTATGAGAAGAATGACTGGTACGGAGATGTAGAAGACGATAATAAATTCGTGTCTCCTGCTGGTGTTAAACACTTCATGGATAAGATATGCAATATAAAACCTCGTCCATACCAATACAAGGCAGTTTACGAGGCTTTGAAATACAATCGTAAGTTGTTACTTTCTCCTACGGGATCTGGGAAATCTCTCATGATCTACTCCATAGTCAGATACTATTGCGCCACCGCAAAGAAGATACTTATAGTCGTCCCAACTACATCCCTCGTTGAGCAGATGGTCAATGATTTTATTTCTTACGGGTGGAACGCTGACGACTTTGTACATAAGATTTACTCTGGTAAAGATAAGAATACTGACAAACCAATTATTATTTCTACTTGGCAATCAATCTACAAGTTTCCAAAGAGATACTTTGATGACATTGACTGTGTGATTGGTGACGAAGCACATCTATTCAAAAGCAAATCCCTAACTGGGATCATGACTAAACTACACAATGCCAAGTACCGTTTTGGTTTTACTGGGACACTTGATGGTAGCAAGACACACAAGTGGGTACTAGAAGGATTGTTTGGAGATTGTGAAAGAGTTACCAAAACAGACGATCTTATTAAAGAAGGTTATCTTAGCAAGTTTAGAATCAAAGTGTTGCTTTGTAAACACGCTCCTCAACATTTTGAATCATATCACGATGAGATGGAGTATCTCGTCGGACATAAAGGAAGAAACAACTTGATTAAAAATCTAGTTGATGATTTGAAAGGAAACACTCTCGTGCTCTTTAACTATGTAGAGAAGCACGGAGAGCCACTTTACGAGTTGATAAATAATACCATAGACCCTGAACGAAAAATATTTTTTGTTCATGGTGGAACTGATGTAGAGGATAGAGAAGAAGTTCGTCAAATTACTGAGACTGAAGATGACGCTGTTATCATCGCCTCTTACGGAACGTTCTCTACAGGCATTAACATCAAACGATTACATAACATAGTCTTTGCATCTCCGAGCAAGTCACGCATTCGTAACCTACAATCTATTGGTCGCGTTCTCAGGAAAGGTAAGAACAAAGACATGGCTACTTTATATGATATTGCTGATGACATCGGCGGTCAGAATTATACACTTCGTCATTTGAACGAAAGAGTCAACATTTACAATGATGAAAATTTTAAGTATGAAGTTATTAGAGTAAACCTTAGAGCAAATTAAATATGGAAGAAGAATTTATTGCCACTGTAAAACTAATTACTGGAGAGGAGATAGTTTCTAAAGTTGTTTATCTAGCAGATGAAGATAAAGTAATGCTAGAGAATCCTCTCCAAGTAGATCCAGCTAAACAAAAGAAAGGACAGTTAGAAATTTCTGGGTTCTCTTTTAGAGAATGGGTTTGCGCCACGTTTGATAACATGTTTGTTATTAACAGGAATCACATTATCACAGTTAGTGAAGTAGAAGGTCCTATTGTAGATTTTTATCAACAGACCTTACAGAGGTTGGAGAATGGAAAGTCTCTAACTGGTAGAGCGCCAAAGCTACCAAGAGGTTCTGGATACTTAGGATCCGTAAAGGATGCCAAGAAGTCTTTAGAAGATATATTTAATAAAAGCTAATATATCTCTTCTGAACCTCTACAAGGTTAATTGTACTGAGGTTTATGAGGTTTGTCAACCCCCTTTACAATTTGCGTTCTACGTGCTACCATTAAGACATGATAATGGTAATTAAACCATGGCATATAAAGCAGTAATGACACGAAAAAAGACCGAATACTACGTCAACAATAAAGAGTTCCTTGCTGCGATCACAGACTATCGGCAGAAGGTTCATGCCGCGAAAGAAGCAGGCAACCCTCGCCCAAGAGTCACTAACTATCTTGGCAGTTGCTTTTTAAAGATCGCAACTCATTTATCTTACAAACCAAACTTTGTTAACTACATGTTCCGAGAGGACATGATCTGTGACGGCATTGAAAACTGCCTCCAGTATATTGACAACTTTGACCCAGAGAAATCCAAGAACCCATTTGCTTATTTTACTCAAATTATTTACTATGCATTCTTGCGTAGGATCCAGAAAGAAAAGAAGCAACTAGAGATCAAAGGAAAGATCCTAGAGAGATCAGGCTATGATGAAGTTATGCATACTGACAGATACACTGGTAATATGTCTGGTATGAATGCTTCCTATTCTGATATGGGTAGCATTAAAGAAAACATTGAAACAAAAATGAATCGCTGATGCCAGACCCTAACGCTCTATACGATGACATGGAAAAACTCAATGCTCTATATGAAGAACTCATGTGGGATCACGATGATGAACTCGTCTTCTCTCATGATGGTTCAAGAGTAATTGTATATAATAAGACAAAAGAAAATGGAAGAACTGGAACGTAGTTTGGCTACAGTAAGAAAAATTCGTTCATTATCTGGCAAGATACGTGGTAAACTATCTTTAAAATCTAAGGACTCAACTTGGAAAATTATGAAACCAACAGAAAATTATCAACAACTCATTGAGCGTTTTACAAAAAGAACTGCTCAACTATCTGCTAGAGCAGCAGAAGTAAAAGAAGCTCATGATGAATACCTTCGTATTCAAAAAGATCTGGAAAGGTTGCAAGGTTCTATGCAAGCAGTAGAATACTTAGCATATGGTAAACTACCTGGCGATGGCAATCACGGTGGAATGAAAGATCATAAACCTCAATGAGAGTAGACAGACACAAAGACATTGCTGACGAACTAGAAGCAGAACTTCTTAATGAATTACAAGGAATCACTACTCAACTTCGTGGTAAGATGACAAGGATGACTAGAGTAAATTCTATGGGAAGATCATGTAAAGTTATTGAAATTGAATACGACATTGAAGTATGAAACTAACTCAAGAAATTATTGATCAGATCCAAGAAGCAATGCTACACACTAAAAAGGATGGCACTGTCAACTGGAAAGATACTGATGAGATTGAAGTCAATCTAGCAGGAACATTTGCTGCTGACAAATTTATTGTCATTAAGAACAAGACAAAAGATCCAGTGGTTTCTGCTGCACCACACCCTAACTTTGATTACGAAAAAAAGGAATGGAAGAAAGATGAAGATAGCACTAATAACTGATCAGCATCTTGATGGAAGAAAAGGAAACATCCACTTCTGGAACTATTTTCAAAAGTTCTATGACAATATCTTTTTTCCAACTCTTGAAAAAGAAGGTATCACCACGATCATTGATTTGGGTGACACTTTTGATAACAGAAAGTCTATGGACTATAATACTTTTAACCGTGTTGATACAAATTATTTCCAACGGTTGAGAGATTACGAAGTTCATATGATTCTTGGTAATCATTGTACTTACTACAAGAATACAAATGCTATTAACTCGCCAGAACTTCTTTTAGATAAGTACGATAACATTAAGATCTATGCTTCACCCGAAGAGATTACTCTTGGTAGCAAAAAGTTTTTGATGATGCCATGGATCAACGCAGGTAATAAAGAAGAATGTTTGAAACTTATTTCTAACAGTAAAGCACAAATTATGTGTGGCCACCTTGAGTGTGATGGATTTGAAGTCACACCTGGCATGAAGTTTGAAGGTGGATTTAAAGTATCTGACTTCAAAAATTTCAAACGTGTATGGTCTGGACATTTCCATATGAAATCAAAGCATGGCAATGTTCAGTATCTCGGCAATCCCTATCAGATGTTCTGGAATGATTATAAGGATACTCGTGGGTTCCATATCTTTGATACAGAAACTGATAAACTTAAATTTGTCAAGAACCCTTACGAAATTTTTGAGAAGATCTTCTACGATGACGCCAGTGTGGACTACAACAAACAAGATGTGTCTAGTTATAAGGACAAGTTCATCAAACTCATCGTTGAAGAAAAACGAGACTACCAAATGTTTGAAACATTGGTTGATCGTCTTTACAACGTAGGTGCTCACGATGTTAAAATCGTTGAGACACTTGTAGATGCTGAAGGAGTTGACGACGCAGATCTAGAAACCAAAGATACAATGACACTACTTAATGAGTACATTGATGAGGTAGAGATCTCCGTAGACAAGTCTGAATTGAAGACACTTATGAGATCGCTATATATTGAAAGCTGTCAAGTAGTCTAATGTTCGTCCTAACAATAGCAGACCATCCTGAAGGTGTGTTTTCTGTTTTTGATGAAGAAGAGCGTCGTGTGATTCCTATCTGGACTCAAATTGACGATGCAGAAAGATACTTGATGATGATGCAAGATGACGACTATCCTCCTATGCAGGTTGTGGAAATGGAAGATCATGTTATAATAGGAGCATGTCAAGATCGTGGACAACGCTTTTCCATAATTACACCTGACGATTTTTTAATACCACCTGATGATCCTGAATAATGATTGTATTTGAAAAGATCCGTTGGAAGAATTTTCTTTCTACGGGTAATGTTTTTAGTGAGATTGACTTAGAATCGGCAAGAACAAATCTAATCGTTGGTAGCAACGGAGCAGGTAAGAGCACCATCTTGGATGCTCTTACTTTTTCGCTGTTTGCAAAACCTTTTCGTAAAATTAGTAAGAGTATGTTGATCAATAGTATCAACGAAAAAGATTGTGTAGTAGAGATTGAGTTTCGTATTGGTAAGATAGAGTACAAAGTTGTACGTGGTATGAAACCTAATAAGTTTGAGATCTACTGCAATGGTCAGGCATGGAATCAGGATAGTAGTGTTGTAGAGCAGCAGAAGAACTTTGAATCAAATGTTCTTAAGATGAACTACAAGTCATTCACACAGATTGTGGTGTTGGGATCGTCTACATTTGTTCCATTCATGAAATTGCCTGGTGCTCAACGTCGTGACATTATTGAGGACATCCTAGACATTCAAGTATTCTCTACAATGAATGTTCTTCTCAAGGATAAGATGCGTGGTAATAATGAGGAGCTACGTGATGTTGATTATCAACTTGATCTACTGAAAGATAGAATTGAGTTGCAAAAACAACACATGCTATCTCTACAGCAGAAGACTCAAGAAGAAATTGTTCGCAAGAAAGAAAAGATAAACGAGTATAAAAATACAGAACTCCAAGGTGCTGAAGAAGTATCAGTTCTTACAGAACAAATCTGTAATCTTAATAAAGAAATGCAGGAGTATTCCAAGTCAAACGAAAAGTTGAACAAGTTGAACACATACTTGATCAAGTTGACACATAAGATGAACACATGTAAGAAGGAAAATAAATTCTTTGAGTCCAACTATGTGTGTCCTACGTGTACACAAGAGCTATCCGAAGA